CACACCTTCCGCCGAAAACCGCCGACGCGCAGACTTTGCAAGGGGGGTTGGTGCTATGGAAGGGGGGGTTGTGGGGGGTCGGGGGTGGAACGGGTCTCAAGGTGGGGGGAGGGGGCGGGGTGGTAGGCAAGCGGAGCACTCTTGCCAAGCAACCGCTTCTGCCGAGCCGCGGATCGGGCAGAGTGCACAAACCCCAAGAGCCCGAGCTTCCCGATCCGGTAGTATGCCATTCGGCGGGAGCATCGCATCTCAACAGCACATGCCTCCACGATGCCGTCGTTGCGCCAGATGATGTCGCGCATCATCTCCCTACCGCGCTCCGGGTCGTTGCGGATATGCCAGACCAACCCCTTCTCCTTCACTGGGGTTCGGTTCTGCGCACGAATGGCATCTAGCTCCTCAGTCAGTCCTAGGCGCTCCACCCATCTCCACATCGTAACCCTGTTCACACCCATCTGCTTAGCAACTACGGCAAGTCTGCCACCTGATGCCTTGATCGAGGAGAGGATTCGGAACCTCATCGAGTCAGCAACCTTGGGGTCGTTGAAGTTACAGCGCTGCATGCAATGCCTCCTTTAGCTCCTCTCGCGGGGTGTCCGCAGCATCCCCCCCGCTTAAGTGTACCACTTGCACTTGAGTGATTCGGCATAGTGCATCACGCACTATGCTCGCGAACTCCTCTCCAGTGTAGTCGGGGTCCGCAACGTGAACTATGCTGTTGAACCTACTGAGCTTGAGCACTTGGGGGGGATGCAGCTTGCTACCAAACACCGCACCAACCGCATACGTCCCCCCCATCACAGCGTCAACCACTAGCGCGTTGATTGCCCCCTCCGTGGTGAAAACAACGTCCTTAGGTAGGCTAGGCCACAGATGCTCCCCAAACACTGCAACGTTGTGAGGGAACCCCTCAGCCCGTTCCGGGTTCAGGTACCGCTTAGGGGAGTTGACGAAGCTCCTTGCGGTGTAGTTGGTGACGTTGCCTTGGGTGTCCCACGCGGGGAGCACTATGCGTCCTTCGAGCTTGCCCTGAACCGCATAGCCCAACCGATACCGCAATACGTATTGTGGCGGGATGCCTCGCCGGTCTAGGTACTTGCGTGCAAGTCCGGGCCAGTCCTCGTAAGGGGCAATGGTCACACTAGGAGGTAGCTTAGGGAGCTTCCTAGCCCTACTCCCTACCACCACACTCAACTCGTCAATGGCTCCCAATGCCTTACCTAGGACAAGCCCTTGCTCGTGCAACCACCGAGTGGCTCCTGGCCTACTCAGCCCTATCCGCGCCACGACGAGATCGACTGGTCCCCCACCTTGCTTGCACCCAAAGCACTTGTGATATCCGTGGTTGGAGGCTCCCACCTCGTCGTGAATTGACCAGCTAGGCTCGGTCTCCTTGTGACCGGGGAAGGGGCATCGAGCCCACCATTCCTTGTGACGGTAGATGGCATCTCTGATGCGTAACGCATTCAGGAGCCGGGGAACGTCTACTTGCATTACAATCACCTCTTTCGCCTAGCAAACACTTTGGCAACCGCTCCGCCCATGTTCACCTCCTGGGACAACGCTATGTCGTAGGGCACCGACACCCCGTCACTCAAGGTGGCATACACGGGGTCCCACTTGAAGCGCACGGCAAGGGGCCAGACACCGTATCGTTGTTTGAGAATGTCAATCTCAAGCGAGGAGTCCTCAACGTTCTTCCACTGAGCATCACGGTGGACACCTAGCACGGTGTCCGCAATCTCCACCCATGCACTAGTTCCCTTCACGCCCTCACGCGTGGGACGCTTGTCCTGCCTCATCTCAATGTCCTTCATGCGTTGCTGTTGAACGACCAACGCGTGAACGTCGCTGTTCTCGATGCGTTCTTGTATGTGGTTGAGCGCTAGCTCCTCCGCCTCCGGGTCGTGAGACAGGAACCCCTTGCGGAGGAGATCTGCCACGAACACCTCGGCCCCAGACTCCTCCACAGCATCGATCATCGAGTCCACTTGATGCAGATTGTTACGCTTCAGTCCAGCGAGGTTGGGAAGTTTGATGAACTTGATTCGCTCCCTGAACTCCTCCATAGCGTTGCGGAGTAGTCTCAAGTCTTCAGGCTTCAGGTTGCCAGTGGTGACGTCCGTACGTGACAGTCCGCACCGCATGGTTGCCAGAACCTCAAGCGTCACACCGGGGTTCATCTCCCATGCGCCAATGCACACCTTCCTATCCTGATCGAGTTGCCCAAGGATGATGCGGTCAGTGACCGTTGACTTGCCACTCCCACTCACCCCCGTTATGAGGGTGATTCGCTTAGGCGCGGCTCCGGGAATGATGCGGGGGTCGTTGGTCTCGGAATCAACGTCGAGGCCGTCAATGCCGTAAGGATAGATTGCCCTACCCTTTGCACGCTTGTGCAAGTCCCCCATCTGCTCTGTGATGACCGCGGAAGTGTCATAGATGACCCCACTCTGTCCGTTGGTAAAGGCCGTTGACAAGCGCCTAGCGGACTCGACAACAGCTTCTTTGGGCGTATGGGGGTCACGCAGTTGGAGAATCAACTCCGCGAGGGGACCATTCACAGCCTGATAGCGCTGCATGCTCCACTCCAACGCTCGAACGTGGTGCTCAAGGTTGGGGGGTACGTCGGGCCGCAAGGAGACAAGTTGGACGGCATAGTCCGCAAGCTCGTCATCTCCATAGCTCTGCACCGTTGCAGGGTCGAACTCCAAGTTGTCCCCTGCCATGGCGACCACAACTTCCCACAACGCAACGTGGGTTCGCTCCACGAATGGCACACTGTCACGAAACCTACGCACTAGTCCGTGACGGATGGTTGGGTGCATCAACGCAACCGCAAGCACAACTTGCTCGTTCACCGTGTCGAACCGGATGTTCACCTTGGGAGCCCCCTCGGGCTCCTCATTCACAAGCCTACGACCCATCACAAGCCCCTTTCATTGGGATGCACGTTGCTGTTAGGTGGCAATGCTTCATCCGGCCTTTCGTCCATCTTGCCCATCATGGTTGGACGGGGCGGAGGGGGGGACCAAACAAGCCAAGTAGTCACGTCCCTGTACACCCTAACGGGGAACGCAGTTGCCCCCACCCTCAACTCAACAACCCCTGTCTCTAACCCCCCCGGCTTCCACCAACGACGCAAGAGCTTGCGAAGGTATCGCTCCACCATTGTGCGCCAGAACCACCATACCCACAGATGCACCTTCCACCACGGAGGGGCAAACACTGTAAACAGCCTTCCATCAAGCCCACCGACCTTCATGCCGTGGTAACCCATTGTTGCCTCCAAGTCGCGTTCTACGGCCAACGTAGCGCCAGCAATTGCCCCTTGTGGGGCCTCCGCCGCAATACGTATTGCGGTCACCCGTGTTTGACCCGTTGCATGAGAAACTCGGTCAGCAACTCACCCCCAAACTGGATGCGCCAAGTCAGCCTCCGTCTGCCGGTATTGTTGCGACGTCTCCACTCCTCGCGGGACTCCTCCCGTTGCCAACTCCACCGCATGTAGTCCACCAACGCAGGCACCTCGTCATCGAAGTCCCGCCGCAACATGGTCAGTACCATTCGAGCACAAGCTTGACGGTTGAGTTGCCCTCGTAGGTCAAGCGCTTCAACCCCGTACACGTTCTCGTGAAGGAGGCAGTAGAGTTCAACCAAGTGAACGGGGCGAGCTTGTTCCCACTCGTCACTCTCCAGCATGGCAGACAACTCGTCTGCAACCTTCTTGCGTTGCAGTCCCCCATCGGTTGGTGGACGGTGCTTACGTGGTAGTTGTCTGGCCCAAGCTGCAACGGCTTCTTGTTGTTCAGTTGGAACTTCTGGTTTGTTCCATACCAACTTCAGCATTGGTTCCAAGGAAGAACAACTACCACTTACGCGGGCTTCGCCCGCGTGCGCGCGCTTCGCGCGCGCGTAGTGGTTGTTCTTTTCTTCAACCAAGGAAGGATCGTAAGTATTACTTACAAACGCGCGCGTACGCGTATGCATACCCACGCGTGCGCGTACGCGCGAGACCGGCTCACCACTGGGGAGTCTACGAGCCATTGTACTTCCTCCGCTCCATGAACTCCCTCACAACCCGATCGTTGTAGTCGAGTGTCTTGGCATACGCCTCAATCGCCCGTTTGAACTCCTTGCGAGCCGCGTCGAGCAACACTCCGTGAAGCTCTGCCATCACCTCCGCGGGGTTCTCCCCCTCCTCCACTGTGGCCGTTGCGCTAAACGGTCCCACCCCGAACGTGTTGTAGCTGACCGGCGCATAGCGTGCTTCTGCCAGTGTGACGGTGACTTGCATCTGCCTACTTGCCGCAATACGTATTGCGGCGGGTTGGGTGTCAGTCTCTTGCTGCATTGGTTTGTGTGCCATTGTGCCGTCTCCTCTGTTGGTGAAGTTTGATGTACTCACTGGCCTCTATCAGCCTTCCACTGTCGTCTAGGACCGTGACCGTGTTGCTCCACTTTGCCAGGTTGCGAAGTGCGAACAACCCGTACACATGGCGGTCCCATAGGTAGTAGATGATGGCGCTATGCTTGCCTTTGGTTGTGCGACAGATGCGCCCCCTGACCTGTCCGAATTGCTGGCGATTGCCGGTGATGGGGGTAACAATGACCCCCCGATCAACGGCAGGAACGTCGATGCCTTGCCCGATGGCTTGTATGGTACCAATGCCTACTTGAACAGTACCTTCCCGGAGCCCCTTGCCTGTAGCGTCGAACGTTGTGGCCCATTCCACCCCTCCAAGCATTAGCCCTGACTTTATGCCGTGTTCAGCACACAAGGCATCAAGGACCTGACAATGCCTTACCCTATGGCTGAACACCATGGCGCTGGACCCGTCGGCGAATGCCCGATCCAGCGCTTGCATGGCAAGCTCGTTGCGCTTCTTGTCCAGCGCCATTGCGTCGGTTAGTGCGGTGAAGTCCTTGTTGGTGGCATACCAGTCAGCGCGGAAGTTGGTGGGGATGACTCTCACCTCCACGTCGTGGATGTACCCACTATCCACCAATGGGGCCTGATCAATCTCGTACCCAACGCGTCCGAATACGTCGTAGATCAGAAACTCCTTGCCGTCGTTGCGCGTCTCGTCCGCAGAGATGCCAATTCGCCACTTGGCATGAAACGGCTCCGTCACCTCCCTGAACGTGGTAGCTGCAAACCGTTGCACTTCGTCCGCAATGAGGAGCCCAAAGTAACGGTCAATCCCTAAGCTAGCAGGGGTTCGGGAGTGAAGCGTCTGTTGCATTGCAACCGTGATGGGTTGCACGTCCACCTTGCCTCCCATCACCCGCCCGATGCTCTTGGGTGGTAGTCCTAGCTCGTTGACCAAGCGGTCAATCCATTGCTTGGCAAGAGCACTTGACCAAACGATGATGATGGTGGGGCGAGCAACCCTGGTTATGAGGTTGATGCCCACCGTGGTCTTGCCACTTCCCGTTGGACTACGTAGCAAACAGTTTCTCCGCTCGTAGCAAGCCTCGACGGCCTCCGCTTGGTACGGGTACAAGCGGAGCTTGTGGGTGGGAACCTCAATGGGGTCACCCTCATAACTCCGGTCTGTGAAGCGGTACCTGATTCCCGCTTCTCCAAACACCTTCCTCAACGTCTGTGTGCCTCCGCGGGGGACGCTGAACCACCCCTCCTCATCCTCCTCGTAGGTGTGAATGTACTCACTCTCCTTTCCGGGGTAGAACCCCATTGCACGCTTCTTGTAGTATGCGGGGTTCTGATGCGTGAACGCGTTGCGTATACTCTGCAACACGCTCGGTGATACCGACGCATCGAACCGCAAGCGGTTGTCTACTATGATGTTCAGCATGACCCCCTAGTTATGCCGCAATGCAACAGTTAGCGCGTAGTCTAAGAGGGAGAAAGTACCATGTCAAAGAATGCCATCTTGTGCGCTTTCAACTGTTCAAACACGTCCCCTTGCACGACTTGGGCGGAGGAGTTGTTTGCCTCTCCGCCCACCATTGTTGCACTGGAGGGCGGATCCAGTAGCACCTTCAAACAGACGGGAGCGAAGTTCACTACCAACCCCCGCGCATGGCTTCAGGCACGTAAGGTGGACGGCAAAGTTGCAGTGGTTACGTTCTCCGCGGGGTGGGGGTTTATCGATACGGTGATGCGCAACCCCCCCGCAAGGGACCTTGTGGATGCCGTCATCCTGCTTGATGGGTTGCACTGTAGTGTCTCCACACTTGACCCTTGGGTGGCATACGCCAAGCGAGCCGCAATGGGCGGAGATTCAATGCCCTTGCTTATGCTTGTACACTCCCGCATTGTTCCCCCCTACACATCCGCAAAGGCCACCAATACAACAGTCTACGAGGGCGGAGTGTTGCATTGCCCCTCTCCTGGTCCTCGCATGGAGCACCCCGAGATGACCAGGGTAACCCTTGATTCCCCCATCACCATCAGTAGCGCCTACGGTTCCAGAACTTGGAAGAAGGACCCCCTGGCGGAATGGCACGGAGCGGGCAACCTGTATCGGTATGAGTATGAGGGGGGTGATGCCCCTACCCACATCTACCTTGCAAAGCACGTTCAACCCCGTGCGTGGAAGGTACTAGCTAAGCGCTGGAACGGAGCTAACGTGGAGGGGTGTGAAGCTTGGCGGGGGAGCGGTAGAGAGGAGTGACCGCAATACGTATTGCGGCGGGAGGGGGCTACTTACAATCCAGTCCACACGCTTGCACGGACTCCACCGTAGTTGCCTCACTCACACACTTTGCCCATGGGGGCATGTAGTCATCGGCGTGGTAGTCAATGCACCATTCAGCACACTCCACTCCGTGCTTGGGACTTGGCTTGGCTTCCTCGCAGCCAATGGCGGCGAGTTGCCCACAAGCCCCTTCACAATCAGCACTTTTCGCGGGGGAGACTGGAGAGGGACTACACCCTACCAACACCAACGCAACAATCAGGTTCAGCTTCATAGTAGCCTCGGATCGATGACGGGGGTTGCAATGTAGGTTGTCTCAGGAGACTCGAATGCCTCTTGGGAAAGCAACCCAAACCCACCATCCCCCCACAACTTGCCCCATGAGTTGGCGTAGATGAACACGACTTTGCCGTTGGGGAGGGTAGTGTAGCCTACGAGTTGAACGGCATGACCGCCAATGATGGGTCCCTTACGCACCCAAGGGTCCATTCCCGGTCGCCAGTCTTCCATCCCTTGGTCAATGGTTAGCGCCACCGAAAGAGGCTTGCGACTACTGAGTAGCGCACAAGCCTCTTTCGTGCGGGACGAGCCCCCACTCAATACCCACCGATACTCCAGCCATCTGTGATCGGCCGCTTTGCGATACGCACTGGGACGCGCCTTGTTGACGGCTCGCACGTCATGAGGCCAGTCCTCATATTCAACAATGCCCCTTTCCTGTAGAGCCTTCCAAGCCTCGTTGAGATTGCAACCTCCATCCCACACACTGATGTACCCATAGGCGCGAGCCCTTGCTTGATAGTAGATGGCCGAGGGACTTGGCTTTACAGGCTTGAGTCCCATGGTGGATTGGACCATGTAGACAACCCCCCCTACCGACCAACCCCCACACTCTTGAAGGGTTTCCTGGTCGGCAAAGGTCTCCCCAGGGGGTATGAAGACATGTGCTGACATGTCCACCCCAGCCTTTGTAAGACCCGCCCCTATCAGCACATGAGCCGGGAAGTTCTTGGCCCTAGCGTCGCGTTGCCACATACGCACGCATCCAAGCCCCTTGCCACCTTGTGTGAACGCGGGACCATCGGTCATTGTGCACTCCTGGCCTGATGCCACACTGACGGAGGATCAACGTGGGGGGTCCCCGTTCCCCCAATGAGTCCGAGCATGGGAACGAGAATGTCCCAAGCTTTGACGATGAGGGTAATTGCGTTCTGCACGCTAGGCGGGGAGCACACATCCTCCATTGTTGCCAGTGCACGAACGGCCAATGCATACCCCTCATCGGCCATCCCAACGGCCTTGTCGTAGAGTGCTTGCCTGTCCGGGGGTAGCAAGTCACGCACTCCACTCTTGTCGAGTTGTGATCGAGCCCGTTGCGCGTCTGCGAGTTGGCTCTGCAACTGGCTCGTAACACCCATTGCTTTGGTGCATACCTCGTTGAAGCTTGCACCACACCCTGTCATCATCAGCAATGCAGCAAGCGCAATGGTCTTGTTCATCCGGCTCATGTGTCTGACTCCTTGTTCTGAACGACGGTGTTCTCCACCTTGCTTCCGATGACCTTTGCCCCCTTCTCTACCGCCATCGCTCCAACCCATACGGTGAAGATATGCTTCAGCACGTCAGTGAACGCTTGTGCGTCAATCTTGCCCAAGTAGAACAGGACCGAACACGCAACCACAACGGCCACAGCCACCCATGCCTTTCGGCTGTAGAGAAACGAGAGGGGTCCGGTTGGACTGGTATCGAGCTTCATGGATGTTACCTCGCTAACAGGTAAGAGACGATGAGGGTGATGACGCCCGACCCGAGAACGGTAGTGACGAGCCCGGTTGCTATCTACCACTTCTTGAGCGTCAGTTCGTTTGACCGATTGCGGTCTTCCCGCGCAACACAGACCAGTTTCTCCCGCTCTGCCATTGATGCCTTGAGAGACGCGTTCTCGATGGCAAGGCGTTGTCGTTCCCGATCTGTAACCTCCAGAATACTGGCCCCTTCCTTTGCCCTTCCCGCCCACACCGGAGCGGTATGCATGCCAGTGTCTTCGTCCGCACTCCAACTCAACAGTGGACGATCCTTGCCGTTGCCCGCTACATGCTCATCCCTCGTAGGATGGGACGGGATGCTTGTGCGGACGGGAACCACTTGTCCTATCTCAAGCCCCTCAATTACCCGGTCGAGCTTCTTGTCCACCCTGTCAATCTTGGTGGACAACCCGGACAACCCCGCCCGGGTCTTTTCCCCCTCGGCGACTTGGGACTTCTCAAGGCCGTGAACCCTTGTGCTCAAGTCCTGGATGATTGGAAGCATGACGCAATCGGCCTCACTTGCGGGACACATTGCCATCCTCGGGCAGACCTTTCTTGAACACTGAAGCAAGCAAGCCAACGAGCCACACTACGAAGCGCGTCCACGGAGAGATAGTGAGTTGGGGAGTAGGTTCTAGGCTAGCGGCTTCCCGTTCAGGTACGAGCAGAGGCAACCCCCCTAGATGCCCCGTTACGGGCTCAGGGGGTTGCTCAGCGGGTTGGGTAGGGGGTGAGGGGGGTTGAGCCTCTACAGAGCCGTTTAGGGGCTCTGGTTGGGGGGTTTGGGGAGGGTCCTTGGTAGCCAACGCGGTGAACACCGAAGCAGACGCCACTTGGGCCAGATTGGTAAGCCCCTTCTGGTAGTGACCTGGATCGGCGGTCATGTACCAGATTGCGGCAAGTGCCGCGGTGAACTCCGCCGGTCCCCCCGTGTGCATGGCATCCAACGCAACCTTGCGCTTTGCGGCAGAGAAAAAAGTCCAGTAGTGGATGGCCCCCTCGCGCAAGGTAGGGTTGGAGGCGAACCTCATATCACACCACTTCCACTCCCCCGTCAGCTTCCCCGTCTTGTCTCGTAGTTGCTCCTTGCACCTCAGTGCCCAGTAGTCCCGCCCCTCTTTGGCTTGTGCCTGAGTGATGGTGATGTTGCCTAGGTTATAGTTGCGGCAAGTGTTGATGTTGCCCTTGCCATCTCTCCCACACTCGAGCGCACACTGACTCCACGCGTTGACTATGACCCTTGTGGTTGGCTTGGCCTTGAAGACAACCTCGTACGCCTCAATGAGCGCTTGAGCCAACTCAACCTCGGTGAACACCGTCACTTTGCGTTCAAGTTCAGCCATGATTGCCCCTCGTTACAGAGTCATCTTCCACGCAGTGACGAGACCAATTTCCGCCGACAACGCAGGGACCGCAGTAGACCATTCCGTCATGTATTCGATCGTAATCTGTCGTGTACCCACAAGGGTATAATTGAAGAAGAACGGAATCTCAACCTCAATGTTCACCGTTCCCGATCCGTCGGGAAGATGAATGGCTTGGGACCCATGCTTGAGAACAGCAATGTCATGCCCCGTTGTGGTATCGACGACCCGAACGATGTAGTAGATATAGCCATTCGTCGGGCTAGCTCCTACGTAAACCCTTGCCGTGGTGAACTTGATAGCACGGGAACTCGCCGGGTAAACGAGGTTGTCGACGAATGTGTAGACGGTAGTTCCCGCTCCATTCACGGGAGCCGAGGCAACCGGAATCACCGACGGTAGGCCCGAGCCATGGTAAACCCAATCACCATCCGAGATGAACGAGAGTCCCACCCCGGCCGAGTCCACTACACCACAAGCCGCAATAGCTCCGAACTGAGTGCTACCCAAGAGGCCAGTCGCGGCAGGAGGAGCAATGGGCAACGAAGGGAAACCACGAGACGTTGGAGCTACCATGCTCAGCGCCATGAGTCCTGCCATGCCCGTTGGCCTCCGGGGGGACAGCGACGTCCCACAATACTTCCTCCACCCCGGAAGGTTGAACGGAGTTAGTGCCCAGAGGTAATAGGGTAATCCCGCAACCGGTCCGTCTCCGGTTGCCCAGTTATCAGGGTCGGCAAGGTCAATCCAGATTTTATCGGTGGGATGGTTGCCCAGCAAGCCCGACTGATTGTATGGTCCAAGCCCCGTAACCATCTTGCCCATAATGAGTAACTGCGTGTGTCCGGCATTCCAGGCTCCGGTTGCCCAATGTGTCTGAGCGTTGGTGTCTTGCAACCAAGCGACAAACGGAGCATTGTTTGACGCGCTGAGAAGGGGACGCACATCCCATAGAGTGCAGTCATCCCACGTTGCAGCTGCGGGAGGCACGCTGACAACCGCAAGAGGTAGCCAACCCGTTACCACTCCGGGGAAGCCTCCGCCGGGTGCTCCTTTGCGAATGCGGTACTGAAGCTGACCAGCTTTCACCTTGTCCACCAGGAACGGAGTGAACAGACCCGTTGCGGGGTTGAAGATGTCCCGGTTGCTCTGTTCGAGTACCGTGTCCACGAGCGCACACTCGATCACGTCGATGCGGATAGCGCCAGGAGCGGGGGTGAGCACAAGCGCACCAACCCCACTCACACCGGGGTCATCGACGTACCGATAGGGGGATTGATCAGGGGTGTAAGTTGCATCCTCCATGAATGCGAGTCCCGGAGACACGAGCAGACTCGTTGTGCCGTTGATGGGGTAAGGCATGAGCCCGTTGACCACAACGCTGTTCTGGTACGGGTCCAGCGCTCCCGGAGGGAACTGAGTGACATACCCCGGATAGAGCTCTGAGTTGAGTTGTTGAACGCCGAAAAGCCAGCTTGCTAGCTGGCTGAGGGCTGCATCCTTGAAGGTTTGGAGCCGGTTGATGTCCGTGCTCAACGCGCGTTCGAGATTGTTGACGACGACGTTCTTGCTTCCCGCTGTCATGGTGTCCTCCCCTCACCGCAATACGTATTGCGGCGAAGTGGTAGTTGGTCACTTGCTTGTACGACGCTCGGCCTTGGCAAGGGCTTCTGCCAACTCTGGGGTCATGGGTTGCCCTACCATGCCAAGGGGCATCACCCGCTCGATTCCTGGGTAGGTTGCCTTGAGGTACTTCACCAACTCTGCGGGGGTTGTCACAGAGGGGCAGACTACCGCTTTCCCCTCTGCTACATGCTGAAGCGCTCGTTGAATTGTGGAGTTTGCTTGGCTCATCACACACACCCATCTGCTTCCTGGTAGAACTCGAACCCAACTCCTCCGGCCTTTCGGTTGTTGATGTCCAACCACAGAGCCTTCAGAGCGTTGGCCGTCTGCACGGCATACCCGTCGTAGAACGTCAGTGTTGGGGAGCTATCATATGCGCCCAACGGATGGTTGTCATACGCAAACCCAAACTCCCCTTGTCCTGTCTTGGGAATACCCACTAGGAAGAACCCGCGGTAGGAGGCAAAGTCTAGGTATACCTTCCACCGATCCCCCGGTCGTAGGCTTGGGTCCATGTCATAAGCAAAGCCATAGTCAGGAGCTAAGGCGGGGTCTACATCGTAGAAAAAACCCCGAAGCTTGGCTTGTCCTACCTCCCTGAAACAGCCCGTCACCCCCAAGGGTTGCAATCCCCGTATCATGGCGCGAAGTATGGCATTCGGACTCACCACATCGGCAAGCTTGCTGATTCTTTGCCTATAGGCATCGTCACTTTCGCCTTGTACGCGAGGCATTCCTCGCTCCAACCCAAGCTCGTCAAGCATTGCTGCTCTGCCCCCTGTAGGGGACTCAGCGTTGGTGACGGTGATGCCTAGGTGTGAGTCCCACGCAAGGAAACTCCACCCCGCGGTCTGCCCCGGCTCGGGCATGAGCATTGGGTCCCTAGACACAACGGTGGGAGTGGCAGTAGCCCCAGATGTAAGACCAGTAATCCCGTTCACGGCATCGAAGTCTGGGCCAGATAGGGGCTTGAGGTAGACGGTTGAGTTGGCGTGCAAGGCGAACATTCCCGCCGCGCCAGAGCCCGCTTGCAAGACGGTCTCGTACAACTGAAACGCCCCTACAACTGGACCAACCGTCAACGCCACAAGGAGCCCACTCGTCTCCACCGAGTCGAGCACACCGATGGCTCCTGAAGTGCCACCTATGACCGGCGAGGGAATGGAGAACACTCCCGTTCTGCGCTCCACCACAAGCGTCCCGCTCAACGCGTCGTAGAACACAACCGTTCCCGTTGCCCCGTTCGGGTGTGCAACGTCCTCCCCCACCACGAAGGTCCCAGCTACCCCGCTGACCTGGAACACCATGTCCGAGGCAAGGTCTGCCTTGCCCGCATCGGTGTTAGTGGGTGTGTATTGCGCGGCAACCCTACGTTGCACTCCCGCGTTCATGCCCGTAGTGAACCGTAGATATTGCCCTACGTGAGCGGGGGTGAAGCCGTCACCTCCCTCTTGGGCCACAACGGTACAACGCGGGAACCCTGCTATCACGTTGGCTCTTGTTCCCGCGAGTTGCTTACCATTCTGTTGCCACACTGTGAGGGTGTCTGGTTGGGGGTTATTGCCACCCCAACCCGATACGGTGCAGATGGCTTGAGCTTGCTGAGTTGCATCCCCCGTAGACAACCACGCAACAGGAGCGTCAATGGCATAAGCTCGCCCCGTGAGTACGTCCACAGAACCGTCGTCACTGTGGTCCGTTGTGTGCTCCAACACAACCACCCCGGCAGGCATGAGCACGAAGCTTGAGTCCAGCGCTGCATCCCTAGTGACTGTGAGTTGGACTGTAGCGTAGCGCTCCCCAGTTGCGGGTTCTGCGGTTTGCCCGCTCCACGGTAGGATGTAGAGGCTCTGGAACGTGTTGCGGATAGCTAGGCTCACGCGTTCCAACTGCGACCATGCTTGGTTGAATACCTCTAGCCCCGCCCCATCTCCCTTGTCCACGAAGGGGCGATTGTAGCTCTTGTCGGTTGAGTCAACCCACAACTGAAGCAACTCTTCTCGCGTGTAATAACCAGCCATCACAACACCACAACATCGTTTATGGTTGTTCGAAGGGTCTTGCCTTGCGCCGGAACTACGTCGCCCGCGGGTTCAACGATAGTGTCTTGGGTGAGTATGAGACCAGCCGACTTGAACATCTCCAGCATAGCAAACAGGGACCCCCTCAACAGCGTCTCGTTGGCTCCACCCTTGTTGATGGTCTCGACGGTTGTGGCCCTGATACGCTCCACCACGGGAGCCGTTACCACTCCCGCATTGAAGGTCAGCTTCAACACAACGGGAACCGTCTGCACCGAGCAAGTGTATACAATGACCGTGATGCCCGCGGCTCGCCAGTCCATGAGTTCAGACATCACTTGGCTGGCAATGGCTTGGCTGGCAATGCCGCTTGAGTCTGCCACGTAAAGATTCACAACCCGCGCGGGATTGGGCTCGGGGGTCAGTGCCTCAACCGCATTGGCGCTTTCTACCCCCGCAACGCGCCTTGCCCCGTAGGCAATAGCCCCCAGCGTGCCTCGGCGTGCCGTAGACCAGAACCCCCGAATCCGCTCCCGGAACACGGGGTCAGACTCGGCATCTTCTGCGTGAGCCGTTGGCTCTGCGTTGTTGACCTTGAGTGAGGGGTCCCACAATGCTTTGGGGTTGTCGATGAGGCGGATGGCATTGGCTCCCGCTTGCTGGGCTCTGCCGGCCTGAACACTCTTGACCCACGCTTGCGCTTCCCCCGCAGAGACACTGAATGTTGCTGTGCTTGTGGTGATGTACTCGATTCCGGTCTTGGTCTTGACCACGGTCCCAAGTGGCACGCTACCGGCTCCGCCCACAAGCGAGTCACGGTAGAAGGTCACTACCCCGTACGCCGCAGACGCCCCCTTGCGGGGTAGCTGGTAACGGTCCCACGCATAGCGGTCTAGGTACTCCTTCTCGGAACTATCAAGCAACAGACTTGCCACTTCTGACACAATCTGGTTCACAACCTCCCGCGCAATGTAGGATGTGCTCCCAACGAACAAGTTGGCATCACTGCCAACTATGTCCACTTGATCCGGGTCGATCTTTCGGGCGCGTTGTCGGATGTAGTTCCGACCAATGGCGAACAGGTCAAGTCTGGTAGGTAGGTCGGGCATCACTCACTCCTTCACCGCAATACGTATTGCGGGCGACTCACGCGCCCACGAATGGAACGTCGAACTTGAATGCTTGGTTGGACACGGTAACGACCTTCAAAATCAACCACACAAGCCCCGGAGTGTTTGGTAGATACTTGATGTTCACTGCCACATAGCGCACGTCCGGTTCCTGCATCACCTGGGACTTGATTGTCGCCTTGATACGCTCGCGCCTTGCCGCGTTGTTGAGCTTTTTGCCCTCGTCCCCTACCCCAACCCCGTACTCCTGCAACCAAACGAATCCTCCCGGCTTTACGACGCACCGTCGCACTACTCGCTTCTTGAGGTTCTCTGGCCCCTCGTCATGCCCGTAGTCCCCGTCATCTCCGTAAGGAAAGGTCCCCAGGTTTGCAAGGGTGATCTCGGGGAGGGGATCGAACAGAGCGTCCTTGGTCGAGGGGTTGGCAAAGTCTCTCGTACCCTGCGGAGCGTACGTCTCGGGGACCGGCTTGTTGAACGTACCCTGCAACCCGTTGAAGCTCTCGTTCACACTCGCGGCGAACAACACCCCGCTTGAGTCATACATGTTCAAGCAACGCAGGACGTAGATTGCGGGGTAGTGAGTAAGAGGGCGATCAACGTAGATGTCAACGGCACGGGAGTCCCCTTCAACCCTCTCCACCAGAATGACCCCCACGCTGCGAATGTCACTACCATCCAGTCCTTCACCCTCCAGCACGTCAACCGCATAGTGCTCGGGGGAAAGGGAGTCGGCGCTATCGAGTAGCCCCGTCAACAGCAACGCATGGGTGAACTTCACCCGCACAACGTTCTCCCGTATGGCACGCACACACGCACGAGGAAGGGGCGGAGAGACTACCTCTTCTCCGCCCCAAGGACCTTCGCCCCAACCTCCCTCGCCCCAACCTCCCTCGCCTTCCTCCCCCTCGATGCTGAGGAAGTCACAGTCAAGGGGTGGGGGAACTACAATGGGTTCCGGCTCGGTGAGTAGCGTGTAGGAAACGGTCTTCATGGGTACTTGTTCCCAGAGGTATCAATGGCATCGATGGTGAAGACGGGGTTGGCAACCCAACCCCCCGTTCGTGTGACGGTGAAGCGATAGTCTCCTAGGATAGGCACGCACGTTGAAGCGGTGTAGAGCCCAACGAAGGACACTCCGTTGTAGATGGTCTCCACAATGGCACCTTGTCGCACCCTCAACTCCGTGTGCCTGAGTGAGGCATTGTCTGTGACGTCCAACACGAACGGCTCGTACCTACCAATCACCGGACTTGTGGGTGATACAACGGTGATGGTGGGGGGAACGGCATCTGGAATGACCGGGGTGGGGTCTGCCACGTAAACGGACGTCTCTGCCACGTTGGCGTCCACGTTCCCTGCCGCGTCCCTTGCCCTCACGCGGAAGTAATACGTCTCGTCCACAGCGAGGTACTCAAGGTCAAAGCTGCATGGGATTGGAGGGGGCATTGCACCCCACCCAACGGGAAGCACGTCTGCCGCGGAGACGACCGCTCGCGTTGTCCACGTATCGCCGGGCGTCGTCGAGACGTGGACCTCGTACTGGATGGCATCCGTGGCCGTCACGGCGTCCGTAGCGGCATCCCATGTGAGCGTCACTACTCCAGCAAGCGCGGTTGCCCCGGTGATGCCCGCGAAGGTGGGAGGCGTGGTATCGGCAGTTGGAGCAGCAACGAAGGGAGATGGGGTTATTCGATACACGGAGCCCAAGGTCGTATCCGTCGCCGTTCGCAACGGGCGCGAAACGAACGCTTCCGTGCTGTTGATCGCGACGCTAGCGCCCCACCTGGGCGTGTTGGCGGATAGAATCCCCGAGGGCCATAACACACTAGCTACCGCCCCCGTCTCCCAAGTCGGGTCTGCGCGGAACGTCCACACGGACCCGTAACCGCTGCCGTTATAGCTTGTATCCAGCGGGCTAGGGACAACGACAGTGTTAGAGTCGGGCATGATCAAGGCATGCTGTCCCGCGTAGAAATTGGTGATCGGGTTAGTGTTGTTCGCGACCATTGCGCCCAAGTTGAGCGTGTTGTAAATAGCGTTAGCTGTGAACGATCCAACGTGGGACCACGACGCTCCGGACTTGCGAAAGATGTTGACCCCACCTGAGGCAGCAGTAGTCGTTCCGAGGTGAGACGCGGCAGCAATGACGTCCCCCTTGATCGCCAGCATGATGCCTAATCGGTCGTTCTGAAGCGGAGCGGAGGAAACAAGCTTGTGAGCCTGTGCGTATCCCGTCGCAGGGCTACCTTCGAATACGTAAATCGACCCCGAATCGGTAGAAGTATCGTCGTCAAGAGGCGCCGACACAATCACCGTGGCCATGTCGTCGCTCGCCGCGACCGAGAAACCAAACGCGTCGCCGGAAGCGGCGTCGTTGCGCTGGATAAGAGACCCCGCGCCCCATACGCCTAGCGTTCGCGTGAACAACCACGCGGATCCTCCGACAGATTCGCCCGTCGTGCCGCCAGGGCACCCAACTATGACGGAGTTGCCGTCTGGACTCACGGCGAGCGAGCGCCCGAAGCGCGTGCCGTTGGATGTGGCGGGTCGTACAAGTTTGGCTTCTAACGCCCAGGATCCCACCGTACGGCGGTAGACGTACACCGCACCGTCTACCTCATTATCAAACAGTGCGCCGACAGCGAACACGTCAGCGCTCGCAGCACACGCACATGCGCATCCGTAGTAACACGCCGTGGTCGCTCCAGTGTGGTCAACCGGGCCGAACGTAGCTACCAAGGTCCAGACGCCGAGCACCTTCTCATATACGTACGCAACACCCCAATTCGTACCACCCGTGTCATTGCTTGGAGCCCCTACGACGAGCACGCTATCGGTGCATGCCAGCCCCGCCCCGTACGTGTCTCCCGCCGCACCCGTGGACATCTCCGTTGCAGTGTCAACAGGAGTAGAAGGCACAACAAAGGCCATTATCGAATCCTCAACGTCTGCTCGGGTGTGTTGTGAAGCTGTTTCATTGACTACCTCCTACAGGTTACTCGAACGGATTCTGCTCTGTATTGTCTTCCGAGTCCACCGTGGGGGTCTTGCCTCCTCCCCATCCAACACTTACGGGATTGGCTAGGTCGCAGTTGAGGCTTAGCCAAGGGAACGGGATGCAAGACATAGGGTCTGTTATGCACGCTGGGATGCCAGGGAGATTGAACCCAAAGCTAAAGCTGAAGGAGGGTGGGAACTTGAACCCACATAGCGACGAAGCCGTGGGAGGCTCAGGGTCAAAGTCAACCCCTACCTCAACCACATCTTGTTCGTCAGAAGGGGGCTCAGACTTGGGGGGAGGTGCGCCCATTACAACCGTTCCTCTCTAGCTGATAATGACCCCTGGACACACGATACCGGGGGTCAGGGGGGTAGCTGGCACTTGGGCTCCCAAGAGCCCTTGTAGAGCCCCTAGGTTCGCAGCAAGGGCAGGATCTGCGTTGCCCGTACCTCCGGCCAATGCGGCGGGGATAATGCCCGCTCCCCCCGTTGAGGGGTTGAACGCCAGAGCCAGAGCAGCGGGAGTGAGCGGGTTAGTTGGTATGGCGGCCACGGTTGCAGAGATGGCAGTGAGGAACGCGGTGAGGATGTTCACCACTTGCTCGGCAGTAATGGCATGCAAGACGGGAGTGTTACCAGCGCTGCCGATTGCCACGTTGCCACTTGCGGCGATGTTCAGGTCCGTGCCGTCCATCTTGAGAACCGTGTTCTGCCACCACACTGAGGCATAAGACTCCTCGGTGTTCAGCACAATCTGTCCCTGACCATCGGCGTCTTGTAGCGCAAAGCCGCTAGGACCGAACTGGAACCCCGTTGAGTTGCCATCCCTGATGGTGACATTGCCCTCCTCGTCGATGCCAACCATGGCTCCGGTCAACGCACTTCGAATCATGTACAGGCTACCGGCTTCCACGATGGTGGGGGTTTGCGTGCGAGTGAATGCGATGTTGTTCTGCCTCGCATCCTTCCCCGCAACCTTCTCCGGGAACTTGTCTAGTGCGTTGTTCAACCGCGCAATGACGACGGGGGGCGCTTGCTCGTGTCCCATGGGTAGCACCACAAGCACCTCGTCTCCCTCGATCAGAGGGGTGTATTGACTCTGCAACACCCCGGAGACTTGGGTGGCAATGCGACAAGTGACTACCTTGTCTGAAGGGTGCAACCGTACCTCGACCAACGGTCCAGCGTCCTCGTCAAACGTGAGTGCGCGCTCCTCCCCCTCAAGGTCGCCGTCCGGTTCGATGGTACCGTAGCTCACCCATATGCGGGAGTCTGTGCCTGGTACCCCGGTCATCAAGTCCTGAATCAGCGCGGGATCGAATATGTGTCTCTTTCTTGGCATTGGTCACTCCACACTAGCCTCTGGTTCCAACCCATCTGGCAATGCCTTGTCGTACCTCACTTCGATGTAGTTGACCGCATCGATGCCAATGGTCAACCCCTCATCGTCGCTCCAGTCATATACCACCTTCGCCACCCTGAACGCCGTTTGATAGCCTGCGTTGGTGTAGGCTTGTGCATACGCCTTAGCGATGTCTGCGTCATACCCTAGGGACTGAAGGTACTCAAACGTCTTGTCTGTGACCAGAAGGGAATTCTCCACTTGTGCCTGAGTTGCTGGCAACAGAACGGGGTCCCCCGTGTCATCCTTGGCAAAGTAGACTTCGATGGGGTCCCCCGCTTGCAAGTACAACAGATCGGGCTCAGCATTGTCTCCGCCGAAGCTTGCGATGTTGGGGGTCTTCATTGACACTTCAAGCTCCTGCCTACTCACGTCCTCGTAGATGCTTTGAGCAATGACTTGCAATGCCTCCTTGCTCTGTACCCCCGCAACCCTGAACACGGTAACAGACTTGTCGGCTGACTCCCCAGGTTGAGCCTTGCTGGTAACACCAGGGAACCTAACCACGAGTGTCTTCTTACGCTCTGGCAAGTAGCACCTGACTTCAATGTTGCGCGGTGCGTTCTCGTTGTACCGCCGACTGACGTTGAACTCGGACAAGTTGCGCCCGAATATCATGGTGCGGTTGTTCATGGGAATGTCGTCAGCAACCCTACCCCGCCACGGGTCCTCTAGGCGGGAGAAGCCCCTTGCGTACAACGTCCTAGGCTTCTGGATGACAACCGTCTCCCCGTCCATGAATGCCACACAACCCACCATTCCAGTCACGTCGATGATGAAGTCCCACACACTCATCTTGTCCTTGCCGGGACCTACTCCCCCGTTGCGCTGACTTGAACGTTGCATCACATCCTTCAGCTTGGGAGGCTCCTCGTTCTGTGGACGGTACTCAACACCAATGCCCTCAAACTGTGGGAAGCAAGCGAGGTACTTGGCAAGGGCTTCATCGATACCCACCTTCGGGTCAACCTTGATCTGAGGCGGAGCGTCCTGGTCGATGAAGAGTGAAGTATTATCTCTGCACGACAACTCCACACTAGCGGCATTCTCACTGGACCAGTTTACACGCCAATCGTCGATCCACCCCTTGAACTGTCGGTTAGTCCCATACTCGCTTTCATCGGGTAGCTCGGGGATGGTTTGGAGCCTCATGTACTCTCGCCACGTATCCGCGTCGATGGTTCCCAGGTAGCACTCAACAGCACAAGAGCGAACGGTGCGTGGGTCGAAGGGAAGGTCAAGGTACGAAAGCTCAAGCTCAAGCGTGTCGGCCTCCTTGTATGTGTTCTTCTCCAGCGTAGCACGCACGGGGATGATGCCTTCGATGACGTGGGTGAGGTTGTCCTTGCTGGCCTCTTGCGCTTCCGTCTGCCCCCTCCCCGCTAGCCTGTAACGGGTAACCCCCTCGGGGGCATCGGGGTCAATGCTGTAGTCCAGCACTTGCCCCTTGTCCTTATGACCCTTGCGCATCGTGGCAGGCTTCTCGGGGGGGACCGCACTAGGCTCGTCACTGAACTCATCGAACCGCACAATGAGCCGCACCTTGCACGCGGGATAGTAGGTCTGGTGGGGAAACTCTGCCATAGCTCACAACCTCGGGATGGAGAGGATCGACTTGCCTCCCATGCTAGGCTTCCCGGTCTCCGTGGTAACGGGAGCTATGGGGTAGGTGAGCCCGTTGACCTTTGCGATGTCCAACGCATGGTCGGGGGTTCCGTAGTATCGAGCACTGATGCCCGCTAGTGTGTCCCCTTGCTTCACCAGGTGAAGCGCCATGATGTCCCCCTGAGTGGCGTACTGGGAGTTGAGCACTCGGCCTCCCGCCTTGCCCTTGCGTGCCTTGCTGCGGAGTTGCTCTGCAATCTGGGCCATCTGCTCCGTCTGCCTTGTTCCGGTGGAGTAGTAAGAGGACGTCTGCACAAGCGAGGCAACCCGCCGGTCATAGGTAGCTTGCTCGGGCGGAGTGCGTGTGAACTCATCGTGGAATTGGTTGCACGTTGCCACGATGTTCTCCGCAGTAGCGAGCAAAGAGGAGTTGATCTCCGCTGGCATGTTCTTGAACTTCGTTGCCAAGTCGGCCACGGACTTCAGCTTGTTAGTGGCTTCGCGCAGGTTGCGCCCCACCCCCTTTATGAGGTTGTTTGGCGCATCGATCAGGGCACTAACTTGTCCAACGGTCAACTGTGGTGTTCCCTTGGGGCGAGGTGTACGTAGGTCAACCGGAATCTCAGTAGCCTCCAACTCAACCAACGTCTCACTGATAAGGATCAACCCTTGCACTTCAGACTTCACCCCCTGGTCCCGTGTGCTCACCATGCGGTAAGGGAACAAGGTACCAGAGTTGATCCACTCAAACGTTGCGTCCCAGTTTATGTCGGTGTCCCTATCGTGCGAGGCAGTGAACAGCTTCAGCCTACCCATGCGAGTTACTGACTTCCACGTAACCTGTAGCAACGCACCCTGAACAAGGATGTCAAAGAACAAGTCTCGCATCGTGGCGGGGTACACAACGCGGATGTCCCTACCCCCCTCGTTGACCACAACGGGGTTGCGGCCCAACCACGAACGACGCCAAACCCCCTGCATGGGAGTTTCGGTCTGCTTGGGGCCTAGAAGCTGTTGAGTTGCCTCCGGTGCCCCCGCGGGCCACCGAGTGCTTGTGCGTTGCTCCATGCCCCAAGGAACCCCACGGAATGGCATGCTTGAGGTGCTTAGGGTGATGACCCTCTTCTTGCCCTCAAGCTCTGTGATGGTCATCACGTTAGTCTGCCGTTCAACACGGCTTGCCTCGGTCTCGTAGTCAACGCTGATGCTGCTCTGTTCAGCCATGCTATGCCTCGTTCACCGCAATACGTATTGCGGTGTCACGCTCCGAACGGCGTACGCACCCTTGACCGTGTGCGCGACGTTGCTGCCCGAACCAAGTCTCGCCTGAAGAACAACGCAATACGGTCGGGGTCCGCCTCCCTGAACTCCTGCTTGATGTTGAAGGTCTGCCCCCCATTCAGGTTCACCCCCGGACTCTTTCCCGCGGCCTCCTTTGGTTTGACCTTCTGCGGGTGAGTCTCCGCATACATGTTATTCATCTTCTCAACGAAGGTGCGAGTTGTGGTACCTAGTCGGTCCAAGAACCCATTGAAGCCACCCTCAATCTGTACGCTTGAGTCGTTCAGTCCGTACGCCAACGACTTGCTCTTGCCCGCTAGGTTTGCGAGGTAGTTGGCCATCACTTGGTCCCCGGTCTGCACCGCTTGGTTGTACGCCGACACCAACTCACTCTGCGTCTGCACTGTTTGGGCGTATGCCACGTTCGCCGCGGTAGGTAGGGTGGACTCGAACTTCGCCAGCATGTTCTCCATTGCGGTGATGCCCATTGCACTATAGTGCTCGGGCGCGTTCTCACCGTACTTTTCAGTAGCCTTTGCCTTCATCTCCTCTAGGCGCTGACGCTTGTCTGCCACAATCTGGGCGGCACTCTCCACCATGCCAGCAGACTGAGCCTCTCCAATTGCCTTCTTGGTGGCATCAACGTCGGCTTCCTTATAGTGCATGCCAGACCCATACCGTAGCTCCTGCCACGCGCCCCCAAAGCCGCCTTCGCTCTGGAGTTGCTTGTACTGATCGAAGGCCGCATAGATGCTCGCCGCGGCGAGGGCAACCGCCGCAAACTGAGCAGCAAGAGTCGCGGCACTCCCTGCCGCCGCGGTCACACTGGTAGTGAACGCAGGGAGTGAAGTGAAACTGAGTGCCTTCAGACCGATGAGCATGGGCTTCAATGCCCCCGCTGCTTGAATGCCCAACTGAATCGAAGGAGCCATGACATTGAGCCCGTATGCCATGAGGATGAGTTCCTTGTTCTCGACAATGAACTTCACCGCTTTGAGGATTGCCTTGGCCCCTTCCTCTGCCCCCTTCACCACGTCATCCCAATGGTCCTCAAGCCAAGTGAGCTTCTCCCCGGCCCAATTGAGGGCTCCCTCGATCTGAGCCCCAAGGAACTTCCCGAACCGGGCCGCGATTGCTTCCAACTGAGGACGCTTGCCCTCAATGGCTTCGAGCAGGTTGTCGAACTTGGCAGTCAGCACGCCAATGACATTCATCCCCACCACGTCGAGCAACCGTTGCTTGATGTCATCGAACGCACTGAGCACCGAGCCCATGGTCTGCGGTGCTTTGCTGAAGCGGTCATAGATGGTGCCGAGCGCCTTCGACATTGCGGCGGAGCGCTGCTCGTCAGTGAGCTTTGACCAGTAGCTCGACGCCTCGCGGATGTTCTTCCCGAAGATGCCCGTGCTGAATAGCATCTTGAACATCTGCCCACGAGTGCGGACCATGCCGCGTTCCATCATCGCCCACTCGTCGGCAATCGTGCTGACGCTTGTTCCGGTGATGTCCGCGAACATGAGTAGCTTCTCAGTGGTCTTCGCCGCCGCTTCAATCCCCTCAACCGTGCCGTCAGTCTGGGTCGCGAGGTTCTGGAACGCGCGCCTCGCGTCGTCGATGTTCTGCCCGATTGCGATTGACGCCTTGTAGAGCGAAGCGTCAATGCGGTTGGCGCGGTCCATCGCCTGGTCCCATGCCATGTCCGCGCCCGAGACGAAGTAGCTCGCAATCGCGCGCATCCGCCCCTGGACGTTCACCGCGTTGTCGACCATGCCCTTGAACGCGCCGACAATGCCTTGCAAGCCGGGAGCGAGATTGACACCGATGGCGGTAGTCAATGCCCCCTTCGCCACCGACATGAACTCCGACTTTATCTTGTCGGCTGCTTTGCCAAGCTGACCGAACTTGCCCTTGATGGAATCTGCCACCTTGGACGCAGCATCGTCGAGCGTAAGCTTGACTTGGACCTCGGCTGACTCAGCCATCTCAGTCTTCTCCTGGTACGGATTGAGAACGCGCGTTCTCGTTGTCGATGAGTTGGACTAGCGCTTTATGATAGCGCAAGAAGTCCAAGAGAGGAACGTCGTCCCATTGCAGGACGGACTGACGCCCATAGCGTCCAAGCTCCATGCGTTGGCGTGCTCGCCAACTCAGTACCTCGACCGGATCGATCTCGGTGAGTAGGTATCGAACAGCCCTGAAGTGTGGGTCAATCTCAACCCCAAGCTTCGCAAGCTCCCGCTGCCGAACGTCTGCATACTGACTTAGCCCACCGTTCTGACAGCGATGCAGTTCTCGAAAAAATCGGCATGCTCGTCGTCAGTCAGGTTGTGAGTCTGCGTGTAGATGCGGTGCAGAACGTTGCGACACTTGGGGCCGACTTCGTTCCACCATTGGTCGATGTTCCCCTCGGGGTTGGTGCCGGTCCAATCGACAGGAACCCCGTCGATGAACTTCACCATCGCCTTGGCAAGTTCATCAATGCTGCGAAGCACATCGCCCCTTGCACGGGAGAGCGCGTTCTTCTCCTCCATCACGCTGACGGGCCACGCAATGGCTTGTCTCTCACCCTTGCTTGGGTTGGCCGTCCACTCAGCCTTGAACTTCAGGAAGATGACTTGCTGCCCCTTGGGGGGTTTGAAGTTGGCGGGAATGTTGACCCAAGACGGGACCACATCCGACTCACCAATGTCCCGCATAGACTTGGGAGCGGAAGATTCCGCGATGGCTTTCATTGCCTTTGCAATGCTGGCCTTGTCCGGCTCAGAGTCCTCACCACTCAGCGCTTCCTCTACGCTGATGGGAGTGGTTCCCGTGCTGATGAGTTGGGTGGGGTCTGTGGGTTGTTTACGTGCTTGTGACATGGTGTGTTTCCTCTGCCTCCTAAAAGGGTTGGTCCTCTCTCACGTAGGGGTTGGAGGCCACCGACTAAGCCGACACCAAACCGAGCCGGTTTACCCACGTAAGAGAGGACCATGAATCGCACTTACCGTGCGAGGTGCCCTACAAACTCTGAAGCGTGAACTCGCTTGCCCCGCCTTCACACTTGGCGGTCACGAAGTCCGCTCTACCTCCCGCACTGATGGGCAATGCGCCAAAGTGCACATCGGGAATCAACACGGCTTTGGTCGCCCCTCCGGGCCAGAACAGAACCGCACTGATGCTGAACTGAACGTCCGGGGTTACACGCCTTGCCTTGTCGATGATGGCTTGCTGGAAGTCGAGCCAGTCCGGGGTATCCAAGTGGACCTCGAAGTTGAACGAGCATCCGTTGTAGATCTCGTCGTACTCATTCGTGGTCGCGCCGAGGAAGCCCTCCTCGCTCATCTCCACCTTGGCCTCGAACTCAAAGTTCGTAACCTTGGTGATGGTGTCGAGAAGGACTCCCGCCTTGCTGATGCGAATTTCAACTTCCTGACCCTTCAGCCTGAGTGCCATTGCTCAGCCTCCTTCCTTGGTGAACGGGGGAGCCTTCTTGCCACCGAACAGGGGGAACTTGCCCCCATCCTTCTTGGCCTTTTTGGCGAACGCGTCGAGCGGGTTCTTGGGGTCCTTCTCCTCTTCGGGTTTGCCGGGGGAGGTAGCCTTGCCGAATGGCGGTTGCTGCCCCTTGGGAGGCTCTGTAGCCTCGTCATCCTTGTTAGGGGTGGGGGAAGTTGCGGGTTGCCCCTTGGGTTCGTCCTTGCCCCCTTTGGAGGCGTCCTCCTTGGAGGGAGGCTTACGTCCCTTGGCCCAAAGCTTCAGTTGATCAGCGATGCCCGACATGGGATTACACCTCAGTGATGACGACGTTCTCGCCAACCTCAGATTGAATGACAATGGCATCCAGCGATGGGTACGTCTTCGCCTGAACGAACACGTAGTAGGCTCCCGCCGCTAGGCTTGTGGGGGTGTTGCTTCGGTTGGGGTCAACCGAGTAGGAATCGATGCGTCGCTTGGTTGGGTCGTTGGGAGAAAGCAACGACTCCATGTACCCCTTGCAATCCAGCACGAATTGCTGACGCCGTTGCCGACTTGACATTCGCTTGCCATAGCGCTTGCTGATGGCGGCGAGGGAGTCCTGAATCTCGTCTGCCATGCGACGACGAGTGATGCGGACCCGTGCGGGGGTGACAGTTGGGTCTACGCTGGTAACGCCCGACTGGAAGATGGCAATGCCGTCGTCCATGCGGGGGGCGATGATGCCCGCTCGCTTGAATGCCTTGTAGTCGTCAATGACCCATCCGGCATACTCTGCCCCGGACTCCAACCCCTGGACGGCATCCATGAAAGTGGTGAGTTGTCCGGGGTTCTCCTCACTGGGAAGTCGGCAACAAACACTCACCGCAAAGCCGTCAGCCCCTTGGCTCACAATGCCGTTGGCCGTGAACCCTGCCCCTCCACTCACACCCTTCAGGGCAATGGCGGGGACATAGGTAGAGACGCCGGGGAACGCGTACATGACTCGCTCGTGGCGGTACGCTCCAACCCCCGGTTCGGCGTTGCCCATGGCAACCGCTCGTGTGGTTCCAATGGGAGGGCGAATGGCACACATACGTCCGCGGCATCCACGCTCGCTGGCGAGAATGGCATTCTCCCGCACGGCTCGACGACAGATGTTGGACTGTCGAGCAGACCAGATGAAGTTCGCCTCCTTGGCAACCGTGTTCAGGTCCGTGGTGGTTTGGATTGCAGCGTAGTAAGCCGCATCCAACTCCAACTCGTCCAGAGCATTGGTAAGCGGCAGAGGGTTATCGACCGAGAACACCCCGCCAAGGATGGGGAAGGGAAGAACGTTGACCGTGCTCACCAATGCTGCGGATCCCGTGCCGTCGTCAATTGCGTGCCTGACCTTGGCCGTCCATCCGGTGTAGTTGGTAGCCTCAGCCAGCACCGACTCCATTGTAACCCACTCGTCACCTCCCGCATTGCGAACCCGAGTCCCTGCCGGGATAGTCACGTTCTCGTCTGCGGTTGCCTGGACTCCCACCCCCACGGGGAAGCCAAAGTCCAAAGCGGTTGTGGTAGCTCCCACCTCCACCTCGGCAACCCCGGTCTTGGTTGTGTTGTAGACCACGATGTTCTGGTCGTAGTCCCGCATCACCGCAAGCGTGGGAATTGCAGCGTTCACCAAGGTGTTCACCTCGGAGACCGTGACCGCATCGATGTTCTGGACGTTGCCCGTTCCGTTGGTCACCGCGGCGATGCCTGCGATGCCGTTGTGTTCGAGTAGGTCGTACCCCGCAATCTTCGCCACTCCAGTCCCGCCCGTGAACTGCACACCAGAGGGGGTGGCCCCTGCCGTGTTGGTCTCCCAAGTGACTTGTGTAGTGCCGACCGCGATACCCGTGGACCCTGCCGTGCCCCCCGTGAAGGTGGCAGTCAGAAGTCCCGCGAACTCCGCCGCAGTCACGGCCAGCACGTCAATGACGTTGTTTGGTCCAGCATTCACCAACAACGCGGGAGCAAAGCCAAGGGACGCCAGCACGTCGGCGTCTCCGCTGATGATCTCACCTCCCGCACCAGACCCCTTGCGGTCGGTCTGAATCATGATCTGACCGCCAGAGTCCATCGCCGCTCCACCAACCAACGCGGCATTGATGGTGGCAAGGAACGTTGCCTGCGAGTTCTCCGCTCCCGTGAAGACGATACTCTGCGTTCCCGGAATGCCGTTGATCACAAGCTCCAGCGAATGCCCCGCAACGACTGCCGCGTAGGTTGCCGCGGCTCCGGTATAGGTGGCAGTCGTGGCAGCAATGGTGAGGGTGTCAGCAACGAGTTGCTGGTCAACCTTGCCGTCGAACGTATCACCGGGTTGCAACGCAACGGGGAACACCGCGTTAGACGTGGTTGCACCCTTCGTTCCACCGAGCGCAAGGCCGAGCTTGGCTGTCACTCCCGCCGGACTCTCACTCACCACTCGCACCTCGCCGCCCAACCCCCGCTGACGACCAGTGAGCTTGATGGCCCCTGCGTCCTCTACCGCGAAGGTGAACCCCGCGGCAAGGTTGATGCGGGCGATTGCTGCGGCGATGGTTGTGTCGGTTGCCAAGAACGTGACCGTGAAGTCGGACGCAGCATCGTACCCAAGCACAACAGAGTCACCCCCGAGTAGCGCACCCACGAAGGGGGAGCCGGTGATGGTTGCCGCAGTAGCGTTGAACGCAACGTTGACAGGTCCAGCCAAGTCCGTTGCAAGGTTGAGGAACTGACCCGGCTCCAGGTCATAGGTGGGCTTGAACAACCCCGTAAGAGCGGCGAGGCGGGTGAACTCCACGCTCCCTACGCTGGTATCTACACGGGTGAGAATGAGACGCCGGAACTTCTTGCCGTTGAGATGCACGAAGCCGTTACCGTTCCAGTATTCGGGAATCACCGCTCCGTCCGCCTTGCGGCTTCTGGCGCAAGGGTTGTTTCCCTTCACACCGTCGTAGGCGTACCCGAACTCCCCGAACGTGGAGACCAGATCGCTAGGGCCGAACACTTCGGTAGGGGTGTTGAAGGGTCCGTTCTCGAACTCACCCACAAGGAGAGCCGTTCCCGTTCCCACTCCCGCGAACGCCTCGGGAGGCTCCAAGTCAATGATGTTGACGGACTCGATGTCGAGTAGAACATCAAGTCCAGGGTCTTCCGTGAAGCGTCGAATGTAGACGGTCATTGTTTCCTCCGAGTCACAACGTGAGGCAGAATACCTCTAGGCTGGCGCGGTTGTCTAACTCAACCGCAATACGTATTGCGGTATCACTCAGTCTCAACCACAAGGTGGGGGTCAAAGTCCCTCATCAAAACGGGGAACACACACTCAACTCGTAGGTTCAAGGTAACCTGCAACTCCCTGCGATTCTTGACCGCAAAGTCCCCGTCGAAGCGGCGAGAACCCTTGAAAGTGAACACTGCGATTCGGTCATAGTAGTCTGGGAGTGTGAGGTAGAGGGGACCCGCTTGCGTGTTCAGCACACTCGTTTCCAACCCCGCTTGCACGGCTCTGCGTTGGGCACGAGTCTCAAACCACATATCGAGAATCACTTCCTCACTCAACTCTGCAGTTTGCACCAACACGGTGTGATCCCCGAACCCCTCGTAGGTAGCTGGCTCAATGCCCTGTCTACCGTCGTCAATCAGCACAGGAGGACCGAGCCACTCTGCCTCGGGTGCATTGTTGTTTGGGAGCACAGCAATTGCCGGGAAGGCTAACGTGATGTCAGCCTCCGGTTGCTCGACGAACATGCGACACCGTTGTATCTGAAACTCGACCGGCTCACTGTCCCGTGTTCGACCAGTGTGCCTCCAGGTTACCGTTGCAAGGTAGTCGAACAACCGCTCTAGGGCGTAGTCCCTCGCCGATAGGTGGTTGAGCCCCGGAGGTTGCTGCTCGGGCCATACCTCGTTCCAAGCGGTACCCTCAACCAACCCCTCAAACTTGTGATGGCTCATGCTTTCCAACCTACCTTCGCCAACTCAGCAGCAACTTGCGTGGCAACCTCTTGCACTAAGAACTCGTCAACAGCACGTTGTGTGATACGGAATTGTGGTGACATGAACAAGCCCCTCTTGTTGATGCTGCGAGCAATCAGCCACGCAACCCGCGGGGCGTCCTTGGCATCCGCAATCCGCTTGCGCACAACCCACTCCACTAGATGCTTGGCGGAGACTCGCGGCTTCGGCACACCAAAGTTGATAAACGGCGCATGAGGTACGGGGTTGTAGATGATGGCTCCGGTGTCTATGACCTTGAAGTTCCACCCCGCCCTGAATGCCCCCGTATCGAAGGGCTTGGGCTCAATGCTGGGGATTAGCTTAGTGATGATCCAGCTATGCCCCTTCATTGCAGCGTTCACCAACCCGCGCTTCTGCGCTTCGCGGTAGGACTTGAACAGCCTACCCAATGAGGAGGCTAGTTGGTCAGGGGTGAGCTTGATGGTTGTCATTGGTGCATGACCTGAGTGAGTTGTACGTCCCAGTCCAGCGCTCCCGCTCTGCGGTAGGGCATGCTCGCCAGTGTGAACCACCGTTCCACCACGTCGTCTCCGCTTCTGCCATCCTCCCTAACCAAGAAGAGGAAGCTCGTAGGGGGACCGCCCTCGTTGGGGCACGGGGAGCCGGTAACCAAACCAGGGTGAAGCTTGCCACTTAGCAACGCTTCTCCCAACGTGGGGTCGACTCGGCGGAGCATGAATTGCCCATCCTCCACCCTACCGGCGTTCATCCACATGAAGCGAGTGTTCAGGGTCAACTCCGGTGTAGGGAGAATCTCCTCCCGCCGCACCTCTTGCCGTTCGCCCTCCCCGATCTGCTCCCCCGTCCACTGGAACCACACAAGCCAAACCCTGTAGGGGTTCAGCCCGAATTTGACCGCTAGCTGACGCAGACGGTTCACCCTAGGGCCAAACCTATGGACCAGGGTGCGCTTCGCTTCTGAAGGGCTTAGGGGCTTGGGACGCGGCATTCCCAGAGACTACCGCGGAAGGGGGGGAGTGTGAAGGCTAGTGCTGAACGGGAACGGAGAGCGTGCTTCCGTAGCGTTGATCGTAGGGGTTGGGGGGAACCCCGAGAAGGTTGCCGAGGGAGCGTTGCCAGTAGCGATACTCCTTGCGGAGCTTCTGCATCTCGTCGGGGTTGATCTCAATCTCCCCCACCTTGTTCACAGCAAGCAACTCAAGGTCCCCCGTCATCTGCTCCTCGATCAAGTCCATCTTGGTAACTATGTTCTTGGCTTGCACCTCGGCTGACTCCAGCACACGGTTCATTGCACCTTCAATGAGGTACTGAGTCTCCAGTGCGGCGGGAACCCCCAACGCAAAGGTCTGGGCCTCGTTGACGTTGAGGTAGCCCATGTGATGCCGGATCTTCACCTTGTCAGCTTCGGTGAACGACATGGCTTACTCCTCTGTGTACGGTTGCAGCTTGGCACCGATGCGGCGGAGGTAGTCGATGTCATAGTTGCTGTCATCGACTACCTTGCCCTCTGCCAGCACAACGCGCGTACCGTCGAGCAGAGCCGCACACTGTTTCATCACCGTGTACCGCTTCGGCTTGGGTGCGTCTGCGGACGGCTTCACCACAGAGCCCTTGAGCACCGGAGCATCCGACGGGATAACCCCGTTGGGTACGCTTTCGAGTCCCATGATGGGAACTCCACCCATCTCCACCTTGCCACCCTCGGGGGGTGTGTTCTCGTGCTGAATCGTATTGCGTGCCATTCGTGGCCTCCTTTGCCGACATGTGAGGCAACCACTCTACACCGCAATACGTATTGCGGCAAGAGGAGGAACGGTTGAGTTGTAAGAGTAAGTAGCAGAAGGGGGGGGGGGTGAATCAGAGCGCGTGCTCGATGATGACTGCACGCTTGTAGCGCTCGGGGCCTCCAGCGCTGATGTCGGAGGGAACCGGGAAGTCCGTCGAAATGCTCCACGTCGAGGACACGATGTCACCGAGTCGGTCCTGTGGAGACCGGAGGTAGAGCCGGATGCGTTCGGTGCCGACCTGGATGCCATTCTGCACCACGTCGAACTCCCCAACCTTGCCCTGCATCCCTGCCTCGGAAACGTAGTTCATCTCGTCCAAGTACTTCTCGTAGACGCTTCCCTTGCCGGTCATGATGATGCGACCAATCTCGATACCCGCTTCGTTCTGCACCTCGCCGCCGATGCCTCGGGCGTAGCGCGCATTGACTCCCGTCGCCGTGAGCGCACCAGAGTTGGACAGGTTGGGAATCTCGTTGTTTTCGAAGAACGCATTGCGAGCGATGGAACCAATCCAGCCTTCCTTGTAGCGGATATGGTCCGGGGTCCCGGTGTGAAGCCTCTGCCACGCTTGGTCCGCGAAGATCTGCGCGTTGGACATCGGGCTCATGTGGCAGTGGTAGAAGCCATCGGAGTGCGGAGGAACGTTGTTCGTTCGCAGCACGGACATGGCATTGATGATGAGTTGGAAGGTGAAGATGTCCACCCCGGTGATGGCGTCGATACTGGCACCTCCGCCAGCCCGGATGATACGTGGGGCGAACGCGCTTCGAACCGGCGTACGAGGGGCGTAGACGGCACCAATCGCGGCATCGAGGAACAGGGTTCCGGGACCGTTGGGGTCCGTGGCATCCGCAAGGGCAACCCCAATGACGTTGCGCTGGATTGCAGCGCCACCGACGCCAATGGTGATGGGAAGGGGGCGAGCCGGAGACACGGGTTGCGGGCGAGCATTGCTTCCCAGCACGATCACGTCGCCGAACCCGTTGCAGCTTGCAACCTGGATCTGCGTATCGGGGGCTCCGGTGGCAACCGTCGAAAGCGTATGCCCGCTGAGGTACGGCTTGAACAGCGCGTTGCGTGCGAGTCGGTTCACCGACTGTCCCGCCTGAAGGCCGAGTTGGTTGATGTTGCTGAGGAACAGATTGGCATTGCCAACCGCGCTCGTGGGCATGTGAGTGTCGATGGTCCCAGAGTACCGCTTGAGGCTCGCACTCCACTGTTCGTACGACATCTGCTGCGGAGTGGGGTCCGTGCCGGGAGCCGTTGGTTCGGTAACGGGGGTGAGCAGACCGGGCCGAGTCATGAACATCTCCGTGCCGATGTTCGCGGGCCATTCCTCCGCAAGCGCTTCGGCACGGAACTGAAGCTTGGGGTACAGAGCGTCATGGAAGCTTCGCTCCAAGACACCTTCCTGAATGAGGTTGAGAATGACAGGCGGGATTCCGACGACGAGTGGCATGGTTGATTCCTCCAAGTTGAACGGGGCTGAGTCCGTCTTCCCAGAGTGCCGACTGTTTCCGCCGTCGTACGCGTGGGGGATGGGAAGGAACTACGACGCCACGATACTGACTCCTAGCGGAGTGAGTGTCAATAGGCTTGTCGTTGGGGGGGGGTGTTTAGGGGGGAGTGTGGACTAGAAGTTCAAGCCTCGTTGGCGCTTGTACTCCTCCCACTCTTGGCGTGTCATCGAGTTGGGTTGATTGGGTTTGGGGGTCTTGCTGGAAGCTGACCCCCCCTTGCCGGGCTCGGGCTTCTTGCTTGGGTCTGGTCCGTTGTTCGCCGCTTCTGCCACCTTGCGTCGCTCCCCCGGTTTGCGTGCAACGGCAGGCTTGCGAGCAGCATAGTCCTTGAACCACTCCTCGATTGCCTTGGAGTCGAGTGCATCGATCTCGTCGTCCGACTTCTTGGATAGGTGCCTCTGGTACACCGCAACGGCATCCTCCACGAAGTCTCCACTCACGTACTTGCTCGCCAGTCCAGCAACCACTTGCTCGCCCTTCTCTGCGAGCTTGTCTTCCTCGTAGGAGGTGAGTTGCTTCTCTGCCGTCTCTGCCCTAGCTCGCCACTTGTCCACATCTTCCTTGAGCTTCTCAGCCTCACTCATCTGCTCGCGGCGAGCCTTGTCGAGTTGGGCCTGAGCTTCCTTGCCTTGCTTGACGAGCTTCTTGATCTGGCTTGCGTCATCGGTGCCAAAGATGTCCTTGAGCGCGGACTTGGTTGCTTGCGTTGCAGCACGGGTCAGGCGCTTCTGGAACGCCGAGAAGGGCATGCTGACTGACCCCTTGTCGTCGACGTCCACTTCGTCCCCGTCTACAGCCTTGCGCTTCTCCGCTTCCTTGCGCTCCTCCTCCTCTTCATCCTTGGCAACCGGCTCCTTGGCAACCGGCTCCTTGTTCTCTTGCTCATGCTCCTTGGCAACCGGCTCCTTGTTCTCTTGCTCAGGAGCACTGTTGGCTTCATCCTTGTTCACTTGGGTGTCGGTGTCGTCGGTGGGTGGCATACACTGGCCTCCTTACATGGCAACGCACCGCAATACGTATTGCGGTGCAAGCGGTAGGGGGGTGAACCTCTAACCCCCTTTGCTCCGATCTCTCTACCTCACTCGGAGCTACCACACAAGAGGCTAGATGAAGGTGCTGAGCGCTTCCAGGGGAACGCCGATGTCGGTGCCTTCCTTCAGCATCACCACGTCCGCCCTGACGACGGTATCGGCAGCGTTGAACGCAATGGTTGCCTTGGCCGCATCGAGCGCACACTCCGTCGCATTGGGAACGGTTCCTGCAACCATGACGGTCTTCTGCGTTGCAACGCCGAGAGCCGTGTACCCTGTCACCTCCAGCAACGCAACCGCCAGCAACGCGCTCGCTGGCAACGTGAGGGTGTCAGCAACGACGGGGTATCCGGTGAGGGTCACCTCTTCGACGTTGACGACAGGCTCGTATTCGACGTCCACGCTGGTAATTCCGTCGGCCACGTTGAACAGGATGTCACCCGTGGGGGTCCACCCAACCTCACCGGCTCCGGGGGTGAGCGGGGTAGCAGAGACCGCCAAAGGACCCGTGGTACCACCCGCTCGGGAGTAGGCACTGAGCACTCGCTCTGCCTTCGCCAGATTGGGCAACACGATGGTGAGGGCGACAGGTACCTGACCGCGGATCGCACGGCGAAGTCCGGTCAGCACGTTGCCGAACCGCAAGACGCGGTTGATGTCGTGCGCGACGTTGGGGTCACTGCGGTTGATGGAGTCACGAAGCTTCTCGGTCATTGGACTGGTCCTTTTCTAGCGTTCGCCTTGGGCGAAGTACTCGATGGTTCCGTTGCCTTGCACTTCAAGCAACACAATGGGCTCGCTGGCGGGAGGCTCCCACATGAACAAGCCATGCACACGGTGCAACGTAGTGGTTACTCCCACCCCTGCAATGTTCTGGCTAACACGCAACAGGAGGGGCGAACTGGAGCGGAAGTACAGGTATCCGCACTCGGTCACAGTTGCGGTTGCCCCCACCCCGTCCAACGCCAGGAACGCGGGAGAAGCAACCGAGACGACACGAGTCAACACCCCGGTTGCGTGTTGCCATGTCTTGGGGTTGGGGGTGAGGTTGATCGGGATGTTGGCGGTTGTACCGGGGAAGACAGACTCCCCGGCATTCGGCGGTCCAGCGCTGAGACTGGCATCGAGTCTGGTCTGCCCCATGGCTTCACTTCACCTTGAACGGAACGTGCTTGTTTGCCAAGCTGCCAACGGCGGACTCGTCTCCATCGTGGTATTGCTTGACGTGTTCGTCGATGGCATCGGCCAAGCAATCACCCCCATCCGGGGTGAACTTGGGGTTGACGTCATCCTTCGGATCCGGCTTCTGCTTCTGGTCTTCCATCATCTTGCTCCTTGCTCAACCGTGTTTCCCATCCCTTGTAGGCTCGCTCGCTACGTTCGAGTTGAGCAACTACACGCTTGGAGATACTGCCTCCCACGTCCTCTCCCGTCAAGCGGCGTCTCAAGTGCTCGTACGCATCGATGGGAGCCTTGGCTTCCTTAGCTATACGAGCAAGTACCGCCGACCCCTTGCTTGCGTGGGAACGCCACTTGCGGAGTTGACTAGCTAGTTGTCTTGAAGGGGACTCTTCCTCCAACCTTGTCGTAGGCGATTGGCTCACCGTTCTCGCTCCCTTCCTTGTCTGCTTGCCAATCGGGGTTGCCGTCCTGGTACTCGAGTTGAGCCTCCACCAACTCGTAGTCTCCCGCATACCCGTCTCGGCCTTGTGTGGTGTCCACAGACCCATTGGTCACTGTTGGTTGCTTCATGTTCTTGAACGCCATTTGTCAGCCTCGTTCCTTGGTTGGTGTTGCCAGTGTATCAGCGGCGGAGTGTTGGGTTCAACTCCGCCGCAATACGTATTGCGGTCAGAGGGTGTGTCGTTGCCACAACACTTCGCGAAGTCGCTTATCTTTTCCATTCAACCCTGTTGTAGTTGTTGCTCTAGAGTCGAACGGATTGAAGGGAAGCCATGTAGCCCCTTCGTTCTCACACACAAGCGTCTGTCCCCTACGCGTTTGACACCATTCACCTAAATCCTCATAGTTGAGATCGTGATGCACATAACACGCACCGTGTCGGTTGTTGTAAGGGGGGTCCACGAACCACGTTGCTACGATGTCGGGTGCATCTGTGTAGTCCCCCTCGATGATCTCCCAGTGCCCAATCCGATTCAGCTGACTCGCTACCCTTGCACGTCTTGCCTCAGTCCACCCCTCTGTGGAATACCCCAATTCCCTATATCGACGCTTGCCAATAGACAATGATTTCGAGGGGCATACAGTTGCGTCATTCATACAGAACCCCACGAGGTATCTACCGCCTTGTGGAACCCACGATGGTAACTCGTCAACATGGTCCACACACGGAATCCGCATCACCTCACTGACACGCACGTTAATCAGATACCGCCACATCTCGGCAATGACGGGATACTTCTCCACAAGAATGACTCGGTAGTTTGGGTATCGCATCGAATACCCTGCTGAGCCTGCAAAGGGTTCTACGATGGTGTTGTAGAGGGGGGCGGGATACAGGGGAGCGGCTCTCCACTTTCCCCCGTAGTATCTCCAGAAGGGCCGCATCGGTCGCATTAACAACCTCACTTTCCAAACATCTCAAGCGGTACCGTTGTCATCTTGGGACGCTCCGGGGGAGAGCCCTTCTTGTTCTGCTCCGCAAACCGCGCTTCATACTCTGAGTCTGACACTGGCTTCAACTCGTCAGGGATAGGCCACGCCATACGGTGGAACACAACTACCTCGCGGTCGTTGGGTCGATTGGGCGGGGTCATGTAGGCGATAGTGTCCCCGTTCTTGGTCACCCACTCAAAGGGCTCATCAAGCCTGCGAATCTGCCCATGAACCTGATAGCTGTCCCAACCCGTACGGTCGTCGAACCCCGCCACTAGGATCTTCACCATGTCACCGCCCACAACCTCGTTGGCCTCCTCACCGTTCTCAAGGATGCTACGGTTGTATGCACCCATGCAATTGCCCGTATAGATACCATTGATTGCATAGTACCCGTGCGGGGTTGTAAGGTTGTAAATATGACCCGCAAACTCCTCAATGACGATCTCGACAATGCAATCCAACTCTACATCCAAGGCGCAAGTCTCGACTCTGCTTCCCTTCGATGTGGCATCGGCAGATTCCGTCTCAGAAAGACTCTCATTGCCGAGGGGCTCTTGCGAACCAGAAGTGAAGCCGCAATCAACCGCTTCACTGTCATTGGTCACCCCAGAACCATTCCCCTCGATGAGCGAGTTATAGTAACTCGATACAATTCCGGGGAACCACTGAGCCACATTGCTTCCGACTTGGGAGTTTCCAATAGAGCCATCGCCGCAAGACTCGAACGCAATGGCGTTGAACTCAGAAGCCCCGCACAAGTGAGAAGTCTTATCGACAGGGAGCAATCCACCACACGAGGGGCAGAAAGCAAGAGCAGACTTATCGGTTGGGGCGAAGACATCGTGGCACAATGGCTCCGTAATAGGGGAGAATCCACCAACCTCCAAGAGCCTTGCGGGACGCGCAATATCGATATCGCCATTCATCCCATCGCCGTGGAAGTCTGGCTCTCCTCCACGTCTCCGTTCAATGACCCCTATTGTCGCCGCCGTATTGAATACCTCAGCCATCGTGGCTGGTCTTCTTGCTACATACTCATCTCTCGTAGAACTAGAGTCCTTATCCCAGAGGTGGCAGATCAGGTTATCACCCACCTTGAGTTGATGAGACGCAAACCACCCTCGTTCCGTCAGCATCGGGTGATTAGGGGTTGCGGAGAACTCGCGACCATTGCGGGTTCTGACTTTCACAATCTTTCCCTCATACCACCGTCTATAGACTGCCCGCACCATCGCAGACGACACGATTGAATCCCCCGTGAAACATTCCGTGCGAACGATGCGTTGCGCCCACGACATGGGGGCCTCTTGCAACCACTCGCTCTCGCTTATCAGGTCCTCACGTACTTCGTTCCACGGCTTCCCGCTTATGGTTGCCACCATGAGCCGTTCCTCGAACCTACCAATCACCTCCATACCGTAGCGCTCCATGATGCCCTTGCCTGGTACCTCGTTGGGGTACTCGGTAGCAAGGCGTCGGAGCACGGTGGAGTTAGGTCCCTTGGCGTAGGGGTCGAGTTGTGAGGCAACCCCCAAGCGAGCCGTAGACACAACCCCCGCAAAGCGCGAGTCCATGTCCACCAGATTGCGAAGTCCATCCACCTTGCCCAGAGCCGCAGCAACGCGCTTGCTATCCACTACACCTTGCCGCACTCCCGGCATCACAAGCTCTGCGATAAGGTCCTCAATCTGGTGCATGGTTGCGCGCATTGCGGTCGGGGTGAATGCCCCCTCCACAATGAGCGACTTGGGCACGGTTGCTAAGCGCAACTCCAGGTCGGCCATTGCCTTCCGCAGGGTAGCAACCACTCGGTCACTTCCCACTTGGTTGGCATAGTTGAATGCTTGTTGGCGGTTGATGATGGTAGCGCGAATGACGCGCTCCCTAGCTTGGGGGGTTTGGGTAGTTGCAGGGGTAGCCACCCCTGACGGTTGCTTCGGGGCAACCCCGCCCCTTGTTCGGGGCAAGGTGCCCTTGGAGGGGCGACCCTTGGGTTGGGGGGCGGGGGCGGAAGCCGAGCCTCTAGGGGGGCGATTAGCGGGGGACATGGGCTAGGTCCTTAGAACCCCCCAAACCCACCTTGGGGGGCGGGGGGATCGCCGGGAGCGGTTCCGGCTTCTGCCCCTGCAACCATCGCAATCATGGTTGCTCGCTTGGCCTTGAACTCTGCAACCATGAGTTGGCCGTCCGGGTCGGGCTCCCCGCTGGCAAGGAGCAGAACCCCCAACCCTTGGGAGGCACGAGCCTCGTTGACCGTAACGATGTTCGCCACGTCGGTCGCTGTGAGTGCAATGCTGACTTCCTTTGCGGGGGGTGGAGCCTCTTGCCCAGACTCGTCCACCACAACCGGGTCCTCTCCCGTTGTGTCGACGGGTTGCTGTTCAGCAGACGCCTCAACCACGTTGGGCTCCTCGGTCTCCTCCTCTGCCTCCTCCTCTGCCTCCTCCTCGTGCTCCATTGGCGCAACCGGCTGACCAGGTTGTGAGCCCATTGCCCCCACCAATGCGGCACGCTTCTCAGCTTCGGCGTCTTGCTCCTTGTACAACTCCTCAAGCATGGTCTGGGGATCCCTACTAATCAATGCAGCAAGCAACTCAACCGCGGTCTTCTGAGACATGACGGCCTTGCCACCCGTGCCTTGCGTAAGAGTGCCAACGGTCTTCTGCGTATCGTCCGCCGTTGGACGGAAGTACGGACCCCACGACAACTCAATGAACGTGCTAGTGCCTGGAGTATGGGGTTCCATCAGTACGGTCTCCTCCCCCGTCTCCTCCCCGTTCTCGTCGAACACGGGCTCCACTGTGACCTTGGGAGGTAGCTTGATAAACCCCTCCACATCCACCTCTTCCTCGTCCCCGTCGTCGCTAAGGCGCACTTCAGTTCGTGGGTTGTAGAGACGTTGTGCCACCACAAGCATCTGCCGCAGTAGCTCGCGAACGGCCTTGCCATACTGGTCCCGCAGCAAGTCACACTTTGCCAGCATAGGTGCATAGATCATCTTCAGCGCTACGCTACTCGTTCCCGCTGCTGCAACCTTGTCGGGGTCGGGGATCACACACTCAATGCTCTCCAACGTCTGCGCTCGTAGCAACTGGAACAACGCAATGCCTGCCGTTACGCTGGTCCCCCCAAGCTCCAGATAACTGGCATCCCCGGTCTCCCCCGTAACAAGTGCGTTGTCGCTACCCTTGCGCACGAACGCCATGTCCACAAGCTCGGGGTCCATCTTGAGCTTGAGTGTGGGGTCGAGGTTCAACACCCCGCCCCTTGCGAGGATGGACATGAGAATGTCCAAGGTGTCCATCTGGTCCCACACTCCATCGCAGTCAGGCATCCCGTCCACCCCCTCAAGGGGCGGGACGTTCTGGATGTAGATGAAGTGGCAGAAGCCGTCGTTGTGGATGGTAGTGAGTTGTTCGTCAATCTCCCACCGTGGTTCGGTGGAGCCTTCGACCTTGTACTCCTTGAACACAACGTCCGCGGTCTCCGTCCAGTCCTGGCGTCTCCACCACAACTCTCGCACATATGCCCGCTTCTTTGCGTCCCAATGGTCTCGCTCGTACCGATACACTTCAGTGACGTGCTTGGGTCGTAGCTTCGAACGGTCTGCCCATTCATGTACAACAATGCCCTTGCCGTTGTGGATGTCTACCACGGGGGTCCCGTTATGGTAGCACCATGACAGACCTACCGTACCCACAGAGCCCCCCACGTTGCGAGCCTGAATCATCTTGGTTGGCAGAGAAGTTTCCTCCACTAACGCGTTGATGAAGTCCTGTGCTTTGCTGTCCCCGTTCACAACCAAGTCGGGCCAACGACTCTCGCCAAACACCATACTTGTGAAGCTGAGTACCGCTTTGCGTCCTAGGCGATACGGGGTTGAAGGACGCCGTGCCTTGAGGGGTACATACCACGTCGCCCGCTCCGCGCTGATGAGGGGTTGTGAGTACCCCGCCCCCACCGAGCGTTGAGCCACAACCCGTCCGTCAAAGTCGTAGCGCTTCTGGTCGTGTTGCTTGCATTCGAAGTAACGTTGGTGATGGTCAAACTCCCTCCACCGTACACTATCCACTAGGCGAGTTGCACGGAACGTCTGCGCATTAGGGCTGAACCCGTAGCGCTCGAAACTGTCCGCTACTTGGGTGAAGGGAATGACTTCTGCCACGTCGTTCATCGGTTGCTCCTTGCCTTCTCCAGTCGATCCGCAAGACTACCACTTAGAGGCTTGTGTTTCACCTCTGGCTTGGTTGGAAGTTCTTCTCTCCAACGCATGGCAAGTCCTTCAGGGGGGATGATAGGGGGCAATGGTAGAGTGTTGTCTT